TGTATGTGTATGCGAAGTTGGTGCTTTACCATCTACATCGTTTCTTAAATTATCTAAAGTGGTTTGTAGATTGGTGACATCGTTAATTGCGTGACTATGAGTTATATCAGATTTACCATTTAAGGCATTTTGTAGATCAGTCTGGTTAGACAAAGTCCCGCCTATATCACCCCAATTAACATTGTTATCAGTCGGGGGCGTGTCTAATTTTAATGATGTAACTTTAACTAACTTCATACCAACTTCCGTTTAACATTCTGTATTCTTTATAACTGCCGTCGTTTTGTTTAATAAAAACAGTTTTGAACTCTGAAACTGTTCTTGGGTCAGGAAGAACTTTTACTATTTCAGGTTTAGGGTTAAAATACAATTTAAGTTCTTCTAATAACTCAGGGTTGTCTCTGAATATTTCTTGTATTTTAGCCATATCCTTCCTTTATTGGTCTGTAATCTAATCTTACCGTGCCTAATTCGTTTATCCCAGAACCGCTTACTCTGATTTGGAGTATTCTGGGTTTCATCACGGTTGATATATCGTTTCTATGTATTTGCCAACCATTTGAAACTGTCGGGCTGAATGAATAAATCAAACCTGTGTCAACATCGTATAACTGAACCGTAACTGATTTCCCTGCTGTGCCTGTAAATTCTATGAATAATTGTCTTAATCTTGCTTTCATTATCGCATCGGGGAATGTGAAATATTTAGAATATATAACCGGACTTATTTCTGCATTACTTCCCGTTTCATTATCTACTTCTGAACTAAATGAATAATTTACTACATACCCGCCGTAATTACTGTAAAATGTTACATCAGTTGTCAGCGTTGGAGTAAATTTATCTATCGCTAAGCACTGCCCGCTTGTTTTTGTAAATGTGTACCAAGTTCCTAATAATCTATCATAAGCATATACTACTGTTGAAGAAGCCAACTGACATAACATCCAATACCATTCGTTAGTGACTACTGCATCATTCACCGTAACAATTCTTTCTATTGATGTTCTGAATTTTTCACTTATTTCTTTTATGTCCCCGCCTGAGTTAAACTCGTAAACTCTGTTTTTATCCTTAAAGAAATATGTATTATTTATCTGAACTAATGAATTTGGGTCTGTGCATCCTTTACCATCTATAAGTTTGACTAACCGCCAATTTACAGGACTTCCTTCGGTGTATAACTTAAAAATAGCATTTGATTTGAATATTAACAATCCATTTACATCATCAAATATTCCTGTTATTTCTCCGCCTTCATCAGCAAATACCTCCCGGTAATTTTCTAAAGGTATAACTGTTGGCTTGCCTATTTCTGAAAAAGCGAATGCACTTGGATTTGTTTTTACCTGTCCTGAACCGTAATCAGTCCAAATCTGTCTCGTGATTAAAGTGCTGTCAGGTGTGTTGTCCTGATAACTTGTTCTTAATCCTGTTCCTGTTCCTGAGATGTCCGAACTATCGTCGTATAATACAGTTAATAGATAAAATGTATTTGAATCCGCAGGCGTTCTCCATATTCTTTTTTTATAACACTCAGGGTTAAATGTATTGCTTGCACCAACATTACATTCAGGAATATGTGTTAATGTGTAATAATTGTAAACTGTTGTCCCTGTATTATATTCATATTGTATGTAATATTTAGACCTTCTTCCGTAGATGTCAATAAAATCAACTCTCCATTTATAATGTGAGTTTCCTTGTAATTGCCCGCTTCCTGATGAAGCCGCAGGCGTTACCGAAGGCACTTGTCCATCTTCATAGGTTCTTGAATATCCTTGCCAAGTAGTTAAAGTTGTTGTCGAACCTTTATTTTTTGTGTAAACAGGTTCATAAACATTTAAATCTTCATATTTAATATTCGCTATAAATAACCTATCTCTGTGAACTGCTATGTGTTTGCCAAATAAAGGCACATTTATATATGTTATGCTTTGTGAAAAATCTAAATCTCCATCCGAAGCATAGTCTTCAAAGTATGTAATATTGTTTTCTAATATTTTCCTTAGATAATAAATCTTGCCGTTGCCTTCTGTTCTGAAAAGGTATTTTTTAGTTACTCTTCCATCAGAACTTATTGGAAGATTTCCTAAATATAATGCCTTCGAGGTTGAATTAGTTGAATTTCTTGTACCGTCTATGTAATGTGTAAAAGGAATAGACGGCGGGCTGAAATCTCCATCATCACTCGCGTAAACTAATATGTATTTATACTGTGATGAAGCACTTAGTTGTCCGTAACTTCCTTGAACATGCTGGGTAACTAATCCAGAACTTACAATATCAGGTTTTGCAATTTCTAATGTTTTGATATTGTTAAATAAAGTCCCGCCTAAGATAAATAAGTTATCCACTCCGTTGGTGACTATGTTGTAATCGTTATATCTTACAAATTTAAAATTCAATCCGGATGTCAAGCCTGTTTTTAGATCACTCCAGCCTGAATTATAAACTTGTAATTTCGTGCCTACATAAGCAACCCAATATGGATTATTAACTTCGTCTAATAATTGTTTCAATCCTGTTATAGTACTTCCCGCTTGCGTAAAACTTCCATTCCTTCGCCAAGCACCTCTTTTTCTTGGATTATACCCGCTCCCGCTTTTAGTCAATACAGCGTCAATAAAATAAGGTGTCTCTGTGGGTTTTAACAGTTCAGGCGAAACTAATTCATTTACACCTTCAAAACCTTTTAATATCAATTTTTCCATCAGGCAAAAATATTGATTAAAATTGATGCTTCACCCCAACCTGTTGAAGGTGAAGGCGTTATTATAATTTGTGAATTTCCAACCTGTGTCCAGGTAAAGTCGCTATTATTACATTCAAAGAATAAATAATTTTCAAACTCATTGGCTGATGAATTTATCACTATCGTGCTTACAGCGTTATTCACTGTTGGTGTATTCGCCCAGCCCGAAGCATATTTTATCGTTGAACTCCCTGTATCAGAGATATTCACTCTAAATCTTTTAATTGGTGCATCCATTTCGTTTACCACCGTGATTATTGATGATGTATTTGCATTATAGCCCTGAATGGGTATAACTTCATCTAATCCTGCAAAATTATACCCTAATTGGTAATCTTCTGAGAATAATCTCGACTCCCTTAAAGATTTTAATTCTTTTCCATACATTCCTAAATACTCAGGGATTACCTGTGAAAGCATATAATAAAGCATTGCCATAGCGTATCTATCAGGTAAGATTAAATTCCCGGAGTAAGTCATTCCGTTAAAAGTACCCCAATCTTGTGTAGCACTTACGCTTGGATTGTAGTATCCCAAATCAGGATAATAATTTAATGTAACCGTTCCTGAGTTTAACGGACAAATGAACTGCGAGGAATTTCCAGATGGTTTAATCGCATAGTAATATCCTGTATTTCCAGAAGCGATTTCTCTTTCTAACCAAGATAATGCTTTCTGTTCAAGTAAATCTTTGCCATCTACATAAGCACTTATGGGTTTACCAAATGCACTCGGCAATGAATAAGTATTCGCTGAGACATATCTCGGCGAAGAACTTCCCAATGGAATATCAACAGAACTTTGAACCACTTGAAGTCTTCTCTGGATGTCCTGCTGACCTGCTGAGATAAAAAACGCTAATACCTTATCGCCGATGTTTATTTTGGAAATACCTTTGAGTTGACACTCTAAAGAGTATTTCGTTACAAACATATCTCTTAATTCTCTAATCAGCATTTATTTACCTTATTGTAATTTTGCTGAATCGTTTATTTTTACACGGTTTACTTCATTCATCTTGCCTAAGAACTTTTCATAGCTTCCTCTTAATTCAGCGTCTAATTGCTGTAAAGCTAATTGTTTGTCCTGAAGTTTGCCGTTTATGCTGTCTATTTCCATTACACTTCTTTTTATGATGTATTCTTCAAATTCTAATGGAATTTCTGTTGTGTCGGTATCGTTAGCTAAATCAGTTACGGCTTTGTAATAATAAGCACTTGCACTTGTAATCGAATTTGGTGCGATGTATATTTTATTCGCAAGTCTCATAAATATCGGTTTGTTAGGTGTCGGCTGAAGATAAGAGTTTAGTATTTGTTCTTCAAATTGCTTTATGTCAATTTCATAAGCTATGCCGTAACTGTCGTTATAGCTTGTTTCGATGAATATTATAGAAGCAGGACTTTCAAGCATATTCGGGCAATCCGTAGACAAATTAGCCGTCTTGACAGCCACGCCTATAAAAGTATCAGGTGTTAAAGTTAAAGCATCTTTAGCTTCCCACTTTTTTATTCCTAAACCGTTTAATTGTGTCTGGACATATCTTTGTGCAAGGTTTATAATCCTGTTTAATCTTAAAGGCGGAAATTTAGGATTACCTTCTATTCCAGAATCAATTATTATTTGGTCACGGAGATTTTTTAATGTTGCTGACATTTTAGTATCCTATTGTTTGTAGTTCGTTTAAATATTTTTGTAAATATACCTGAGCTTCATTTGGTCTTTGGTCTTTCATCAGTAACTTAAACATAGCGTAATCAACTATTGCATCGTGAACCAATACATCTAAACTTGGCTCTGAAGAACCTGATATAGCACTTGGGAATTTTAAGTAATATATTTTATATCCCGCCGTTACATTCGGAGGCGGACTGAAATAAAAATCCACAGAACTTGCAGAATAATCTTCATATATCACAGGCGAAGTATTTGTAGCACTTAAATATGTATTATCAAGATTAGAAAATGTAGCCGATGAAATTTTTTCTATCCTGCAATTATATTTTATTGTGTCGTCATAAGCATACTTAGCCGATATTAAATGCCAATACCCTGAAGGTTTAGCCACATTACTCGTTGCAGTCGTTCCTGAAGAAGCAGTGTATAGTTTTTCGAGTACCTTCGGAATAGGCACATCTTGTTTTTCACTCGACCTGAGTATATAAAGATTATAAAAATAATTTGCTATTGACTGCTGACCATCAGTCAAAGCCGAGTATATTTCGCTGTCGCTCCAGAAAGAAGCACTTGCTTCGTCTAATAAACTTCTTACTCTTGCGAGCATTTCTGTTGAGGTCATTTTTCTTTCTCTATTTTAGATTTAAGTTCTTCAAATCTTTTAATATCCACTTCAGAAGCGTCTTTTCTATACGAACCGTCATTCTTTAAGAGTTTGGCTTTAAGTTCTCCGTATTCAACAAATTCTTTAGGGTCTATGTGTTCTTGATCTAATTCGGGTCTTGTTTCTGAACTTCTTATTCCTTGAATTACATTACTTTCTATTGTTTCCTTCAAAACCCCGATTTCCATAAATTTAGTATTATAATCGGGATGTTGTCTTAGTTTGTTAGCCAATTCTTCATCATCAGTAATAAATTGTCCTACCGCTCCAACGGGATTGAATTGGACAATGTATTCTAATTCTCCATTAGGTAACGGTTTACCGTAGATTGCATATCTTCTATGAACGCTTGTGAATACGAACATATTTTCTCCTTTTTTTTAATTAAAGGGGTGGTTTCCCACCCCAATTAGATCATGATTTATATAAATATCCACCGAGTTCTTCGTTGTTGACCTGTATTCCAATATCAGCCAATAACTTAGTCTCAGTTCTGTCTGTTCCCGGTGTCTCGACATTTGCTTCGATACGGAATTTTCTCGAACCTTTTTTGTCATTAGCCATATGTCTCGGAATAACCTGGTCTTCATCGAAGATAAATGCACAGTAAGAGAACTTACCGTCCATAACGGGGTCTCTTACAATTTTAACATCACCCATACCGTGTATGTAGTTATGGATTCTTCCACCATAAGAATCATCAAGCACAGCTGGGAATGAACCCTGCTTGTCCTTAGCTATTTTGTTGATAGCAGTAAATATATTATTACCTACTATCATCGTTCTATTCATACTTCCTTTTGAGAATATTTGGGTAAGGAAGTTATCCAATGCTACTTCTGTCAGTGTTGTTGAATAAGAAACAGCATTAGAAGTGAAGAATCCTTTGAATCCTTTACCAACGGTTTTCTTTGTAGATGTAGATGAGCCTATTGAAAGAGCAACATTAGAGAACAAGAAGTTTCTTTCGAATTGAAGTTTCATCTCTTCCATTTTCTTCATCACTTGCTCATCGTGAGATGTACCATTGGTATAAGTTTCGCTTGCCTGGTCTCTTCCTGTCGAAGCAACACCTTCTAAGAAAATAGTGCAGTAGTTATACTTTTCTACTTCTTTGGTTGATAGGAATGTTGGGGTTGAGTTATTTTCAAGGTTCAAAGAACCTACGACTTTGAAATAACTTCCTATCATTCCTGCGGAAATTGCTGTCGGTGCAGTCAAAGACGAAGCTACTTTTGTTAATGTTTTGTCAGTTGAACTTGTGTCAGTAGATACATATAACAATTCATCAGTTGCTTCTACATATACTAAATCATTCAGCTTTAAGAAACTGACATCTGTGCAGTTTGAGCTTGTAAAATTTAAGTAATATGTGCCTGAAACATTGATTGCGGCTGTAAATGTTGACTGATGCGGTAAAAATTCATCTTCAAACCAAGAGAATTTAGAATCCGCACTTGTTACAACCTTAGATTGTTTGTTAGATAAAAACAACCACTGTGTAAGCGGTGTTTGATACGGTTTAATCAAGCGTAATATATTATCTATTGTCGGTTTTTGATTTGCAGGCAAACCTGTTGCCGAACTTCTTACGCCTGAAACTACTCCTGTGAAAGCCATTTAATTATCCTCCTTTTAATTTTTGAAACATCGAATTAAGAAGTTCTTCTTCAGGAGTCATTTCTTGAGACCTGCCGACAATATTAACTTGGGCTGACCTTAAATCTTCTTTATGCTCTTTGGCTTTTTTCAAAGATTTAGTCACGGTTTCATAAGCTTTTTTATTGCTTTCGTTCTGGATAGCCATTTTGTTCTTTTCCGCTTGTGAAGCAAGTAAATAATGGTTTCTGATTTCTTCTATCAGAACTTCAGGATGTTCATTATAGAATCTTTCGATTTCAGGTCTGATTTGACCGTATTCGTTATAGAATCTCAATGCGTTGAAGTTCCTGAAAGAATTTAAAACCTTATTTACATCAGCTTCAGGCGGTAAGTACTTCTTGACTTCTCCAACCCAATCTACTTGTGGCTGAGCCTGAAGTTTTGCCTCCTGTAAAGCTTCTTCTCTGATTCTTTGTTGCTCGGCGGCGTACCATTTTTTAAACCCTTCAGGGTCTTCTATCGGATCAGGTACTTCGTCGAGTTTTACTTCTGTTTTTGATTTTTTTAATTCACTTAATTCCATTTTTGCTTTAGTTAGCTCTCGGACTAAATGTCCGTAAGCAACTGCAACCTGTTTTAGAGGTTTTCCATAATAAGAACGCAAATATGGAAATTGTTCGATGATAGAATCATCTACTACGGGTTCGGATTGCTCCTTGCCCTTTTCTGGTTCTTGCGAATCTTTAGATTCTTCTGAATCTTTTGGTTCTTCTGTATTTTCACTCTCATCAGAAGTCTCACCTTCTTCAGGTTCTTCTGTCTGAGGCGTACTTAGTAATTGACCAATCTGGTCAATAACGGATGTACTTTCAACTTGGCTTTCAGCTGTATCAGAAACTTGGCTTTCAGCTGTTTGTTCGACTTGGCTTTCAGCTGTTTCTTCAACTTGGCTGTTGGCTGTTTCCTGTACTTGTCCCATTGTTTCTCCTTGCATTTGATTGAATTTGTGCGTTTAAACTCGAAGCGAGTATAGACGCTTTGTCTATGTTTAATTTCTGTTGTTCGAAATCTGCTTGTCTTTGTGCTTGTTCTTGAATGCCTTGAATTAACTGTTTCTTTAATTTCATATCTATATTTGGCTGATATTCTAACAACATCATCAAATAAGCAGGTTGCTGATAAAGAGTTGGATTTGCCCTGCCCATTTCGAGTAATTGTAAATACTGAGATTCTTTTTCCGAAGTTGTTAAAGCGGCTTCGGTTACAGTTAATTCTAAATCGGCATCTTTTAAGAAATCTATTCCTATTCTTGCGTAATATGTATCATATTCAGCTTTAGAAGGCACAACTAATCCGTTTTGTTTTAATATCTCCAGCATTTCAGGCGTTAAATCATTCCCTTGAACTTTTATTTGTTTTTCAACTGTATCGTATTTCTGATGTAAATATAAAGCAATTTCCCCTAAAGATTGTTTCCATCTTGAGAGGTTATCTAACATAAGAAACGCAACTAAAGCACCTTGTTGTTTCTTCAACGCAATAGCTCTGCCCGATTCGCCTGCACTGTCTTGTAATCCTGAAAAACTTCTTCCGCCGGCAAAGTCTTCAATCAATGACTGAACAATTCCTGCTATTTGAAGCCATTGAGGATTTACTCCCTGAGCCCTTACTGCTTGTAAAATAGGTTCGCTTGAATTAGAAGGAACGACTCCACCTGTTTGTTCGATAATTCGCTTAGCGTTTTCAAATGTAGTCCCTTCTGCTAAAGCATTTACATTTAATTGATAAACGGTTTTAATATCCGAACCTAAAGAATAATCAGTCTGAGCCAATAATCTATCATAGAATTTCTGCGGACTCTTTAAGAAGTCCATAAAACACCACCAATCGTCCTCAAATTGGAACGACCTGTAAACTTTAATCGGAAATGAAGGATAATCGGTTTCTTCCCACTCGACTATTTTAGAATCTGCGAATTTATATCTATCATAAGATATATCATATTTAACTTCTATTGTGCCTAATTTACCCATTCCGTTTAACACATACGGAATGTTTATCTCTCTTAAATGTTGCTCGGCTTCTTTTTTAGACCTGAATTTCTTTATATAAATTCCATCTCCCAAGAACCCCATAGGATTAGGATGAACTACATAAAAACATTTCCTTGAGACTTTTTGGTAATGAGTAAATACCGAGATTATATCGTATTCATTTCTTCCATTAGGGTCGTATTTTACATAATAAGAAGCTTTTTCTCTGCCTATATGAGAATTACTCTCTGAGATGTCCTTAGCTTCAGGGTATTCTCTTTCGAATTGAAACCTATACATTCTGTCAATTTTAGCCACCCATAGAGCGTCTTCTAAAAGATAATCAGTTGAATTTGCATCCCAGATTACATTTTTATAGTCTAATTTTCTGAATCTTATTTTTGGAAGAATATCTGAATAATCCACATAAGCCTCAGCCGCACCGTATTGAACGGCTACACCTGAAGCAAAGACTTCAGATTCGATGTATTGAAATTTCGATGACCTTTCGTCGTCTCTAAGCATTAACTTAGCTAATTCGGCTTTGGGTTCATCATTCGGGTCGGCTTTTGCTTTTACATCAAATTGTGTTCTTGCTTGTTTTTGCGTGGCTAAAATTGTATTGATTTTGGTCATAGCAATAGGAAAAGAATAAGCCAATCTCCCCTGAAGATTGATTTTTCTTTTCTGTTCCTCAGACCAATTTTCAATTTTTAAGTATCTTTCGTTCTCCGAACCAGATTCCCATTTCTTTTGAAACTTAGGAAACGCCTGGTCGTGTAAAGATTCTAAATCTTTTGCTGTTAATGGTGTTTTCAAAATGTTGCCTCGTCTATTTCGTATTGAAGTTCTTCAATATACGGTCTTGCTTGAATTTGTCTTACAGGTTCTTCTCTATAATTAGGCATCCATAGACTACATCTTATCATTAACGCATAAGCTATTACAGTGTCGTCAAAAGATTTAACCCCTAAATCTAAGTCTTTACCCTGAGCCTGCATTTGACCTTTTTCGTTCCGAACAAATCTTAACGCCTCGCTCCAGAATATTTTATCTTTAGATTCTAAGATTCCATCTCTAATCCATTCATTTAAATCGTTTATTATCTCTACCTTAGACTTAGAATTAGTCAAAAACCCTATTTTTCCTGTATCCGAAGGGTATCCTTTCTCGAATGACTGATTATAATATAACTTCACTCCTCTTCGGTAAGCTGATTTTATCGTTGTTAATCCGTGATTATTTCTTTCTATTGCAAAAAATCCTTTTTTCTTTTGGAATAAGAATAATTTATACAATTCCTCACCGAATAAATCTGCGTCTATATGACCTCTCCAGAGCATACAGACTTGTTCTTTTTTACGATCATAAGTTGCACATGCCGAGTAATCACCTTGAGCCAAGCCTTCAGCTACATCTGCTCCATTGGCAAATCTGTAAAATTCTCTGTCTGAGATTTCATTTTCTTTTAATAAATCCTTATCGAATATCCTCAGATACCCTCTTTCGTTTTCTACGAATACAACTTCGCCGTCGTTTTTTAACTCAAGATTTCCTATTATAGGTTTAAATTTCGATGCTTCGTTAAAGTAAATATAACACTTTTTCTGGTCAAAAACAGGCGAACCCGATGCGATAAAAGCTTCTACTGAATTTGATGGGTATTCCTGCCGGAAGCGATCTACATCGTTTCCGCATTTATCCGGTAGTCCGATTTTTCTTCGCCAATTTAAATGTCTTAAAGTAGCCCCAGCTTCAATTAGTCCATATTCTATGTCGTCTAAACTTCTTTTTAATTTATATTCTTCTTCTTCGTCTATAAAGTCTAAGGTGTATTCATCATCTATCAGCCAGCTTATAAATATCGGAACATAATTAGATTCTCCTGCGGTAGCCATTTGCCATCTGTCGTAGAACTCTCCGCCGATTCCATTAGCGGTAGATTCCATTACTATCATCGTATTAGGCTTATCAGGAACGGTTTGAAGCAAAGCCGTCAACGAAGTCTTAGGGTCTCTCCATTTAGCGACTTCGGTTAAGTGAAGGTCTTGAATGGTATCCGAAGAACCTATATCTCCAGATTCAGCGGTGTATAGTTTTATCTCAGATTCAGTTTCTAAGTATCTTAAAACTTTCTCATTTGAAGATTCAATCGCAGGTTTTAACTGCTCGGGGAGGTATTTATAATACCTCTTGGTCATCTGATAAAGATTATTCGTAGCGTCTATTTTATGCCCTACAATCGCTGATTTCCGATACATATTATAAGTAGTCCGCCAGAAGATTAAAGCTTCAGTAATCGTCGAAAGTCCTAACTGTCGGGCTTTTAAGATGATAAACCTTAAGGGTTTTCCGTCGTATTCACGGATTTTTTCTAAGAAAATTCTCTGTGCTTTGTTGAACTCTAAGGGTATAATATTCCCGTTCTTATCCTTGATTTTCAAGAATTTCGGTGCAAAGACTTCAAAATTCTTTACATTTTCTAAATACCATTTTTGTAAGTCTTTATCGGTTAAATTCATCTTAGTTTAAAATTATCATTTCGTTGTAAAAAATATATATCGGAACAGTAAATCCACCTTTCCAGATGTAAAATCCATTGGGTATCTTAAATAAACTATCGTATGTTATCTCGTATATCATTATTTTTTATAAGCACTTATGTTTTTATCCATAAATCTGTTGTTTGTTATTTATCATCCCACAATTCATTGTCTTTTGTAAGCGTTTATGATTTTATCCAAGAACCTGTCTGCATCTTGTCTCGTAGGTGTAGCAGGAGTTACTATCCTTATCTCCTTCCCAAGTCTTTCCGTGTAAGCCATTCCTATCCATTTTCCATCCCGCTCTAAAAATGAAATCACAAACCCGTCTCTTAACCCCATCACGGTCTCACCTGTGTCCGCTGTAACTATACCTTCTTCTCTTACCCTCTCGAAAAAATCCTTCGTAAGTCTCTGTACCGGCGTTAGTGTCGAGCTTCTGTGATATAATTTCTTTCCCTTTTCTGTATATTCAGGGAAGAACTCCCTTAACCAAGCGTCTTTTTCCGTCTTCAATGTATTTTCCCGTGTTTTTTCTTAGTAATCGCACTTTTTTGATAAAAACTCTCTATTTTCGCACTTTTTATCTTTTTCGCTCTTCCAATTTTGTATTTTGCCGTGTTTTCTTTTAGTTTTCGCAATTTTTTAAACCCCAAATATCAATTTTATCCGTGTGAATACTTGAGTTATCTGTGTGAAAATCCGCTAAGGCACGATTCCAAAAAGAACCCACCCACCTTTGGGGCACACCCCACCCCCTTTTTCCTTTGATTTTCGCCACTTTTCGCCTGTTTGTGTCCGATACCTTTAATAAATGCTTCGTTTCGCCCGGCTGAATTGTTGTTTAAGCACTGAAATATCTGCTTTCCTTTATTCATTTCCTTGCTTAATCCTCGTTGTTTTCGCTGTTTTCTTCACTTTCCGCCTGTTTTTGGCCTGTCTCTCTGGTATTTGGCTCTGGCAATATATCAAAATCTGTGTCCTGAACTTGCGTTTTTAGCTCGCTTTTGATTAAATCCTCGATTTTTACCGCCGTGACTTGCATATCAATTGCCCGTTTTTGAGGTAAAATATACGGCAATAGCTTGAATGCCGTGTCTAATTTTACCTTTTTATTGTCTGAATCAAGTCCCTCACGGTCAATAATTGATAAAACTTTATACTTAGCGTCCATAATATCGTAATAATCGTTTAATCGGAGTGCATATAATCTTCTTTGATCTATCTTTTCAAGCTCTTTTTTCGTTAGCATCACTCGTTGCTTTCTTTTTTCCTTAGTCAATTTATAATCTGCTTTCCTTGCCATATTCTTTATCTTTTTCTTAATCTCAAATTTATCAATAAAATATTAATCTATACTTTTTTGCCAAGATTGAAGTTAAAATAGTTAAGAGTATATAAATATAGTTAGTTAATAATAGTGATAATTTAATATATTTTGTTTTTAAGCGTGCTTGAATTGGATCAGGTTTATTTGTTTCTTTGCTTGCGTGAGTTGTTTTATTTGTTTCAGGTTTGTTTTTTAAGCGTGCATCGTTAAGCGTGCAGTTTAGGAGCTGGTTTGTTTTCTTCGCCCTGTTTTTTATATCAGTCATTTATTTGCACGCCTTAATATAATGAGTAAAATTATATTTATTGCACATTGCAAAAATAAGCTTTTTGAGAACAACTTACAAGAAAATTTTGTATCTTTTTAAGATTTTTATCTTTTTAAGAATCGTGCGTAAACCCTTATTCTACAACAACTTACAGATTTTACAGTTTATTTTGAGACACACTTTGAATTTCGATTATTTCCAAAGGTTTTAATTAGGTAAAATTACCGAAAATGTAAAATTTACTTGTAAAAACTACTTAATTTTTTGGCACGATTTTATTTTCTTTGAAAATCTTAAAATTTTGAAGTTTGGAGTTTGGCATTGAAAGTGTATTATTAAATGCAAATAACATTATTA